CAAAGTAGCGGGTGGCCAGAACGAGGCTGGAAATGCCAGGTTGGAACGTCTGGTAATAGAGATCGCCGTTGATGGCCACGATACTCCGGTCGTTGACCGACCCGTTGGACAACTGGGCAATCGTCTGCTGGGGCTGATTCGAGTTCGTGGCCGCAATCCAGTTGTCGCGCGTGATGGGCACCAGTTGGGCGTAAATTGCCTTGCGGGCAAAAGGATAGATGGTGCCCTGGCTGTTCGTCGCGTTGATCTGGATGGAGTGGGCGATCCCCCGAAGGTTCCCCGCCCCATCGGGGACGGTGAAGCCGTCGCCCCCGAGCACGAGCGGGTTTTCCGTGACCTCCAAGACCGAATCCCGGAAGTTGTAGGCGGCGGTTCCCGACCTCCCGCCCACGATGTCTCCCGCGGAATACTGGCGTCCTTGGGCGTACCACAACCTGCCCATGAAGTAGTCCATCGCCCCGGCGGCAGGGATTTCGTTCACACCCGGCGTGCCGTTGGCAACCGCGTTATTCGTAATCCCCTTGCTGCGGCGGAGAACGGCCCCATCCCAGAACAGGGGAAGGGTCAGATAGTCACCAGCTTGGATGATCGAAAACTGCTCCGGCTGGCTCCACGGGTAGTAGAAATACGGCTGGTTGGCGGGCATGTCCGTGCCGGGGAAGGCTGCCGTGAGGTCAACCTTGCCCGCCACGTTGTCGGGTAATACCTGATACGTTCGACCGCTGATGTTGACCAGAAAATAGGGGTTGGCGTTCGACGGCTGGTACAGGGTGGCACCCTGGTATAACCCGGAAGGGTCGTGAATGGTGCCAAGATATTGGTACCCGCTTCGCGGGATGATACCCCCGTCTCTTACCGTTCCGTTGACGAGCCATGCGAGTTCGTTGCGAGCCAGCCCGTTCGGCACCCGATCACTCTGGATGGTTGTGACCGCGAGGCTGTTGACGCCCCCGCTCCAGTCAAGGGCGCCATCGATGAGGAACGTCTCGGCCATGAACAGGGTGTACTTGCTTTTTGCACAAATGCAAGCTCCGTTCAAGTCGAGAACTCAAAGGTGACACGCACCCGGAGGGAGTGTCACCTGTCGAATTTTCCTTTCTTCACCCCACCGAACCGTCTTGAGGGTCTTTTGAGGGTGGTTGAGGGTTGAGGGTGACGGAAATTAGGAGGAAATTAGGAGGAAATTAGGAGGAAAGTGCCTGTTACCTTTTTGGTGGCGTGTTTATTTGTAAACTATTGATATTCAACAATGTTTTGGTGTTACCTTTTGTTACCGTAACACTTGCCGTAAATTGATTCCGGCAGGGGGTAGATAAAAGGTGCCGCACTTTTCTCTAGTTGACAGACCGATGAACGACCTTCGGTGCTTGAAACCGTAGCTTCGGTTGGGTTTGGCCGACTTTCGGTTGCTCCAAAGGCATCTTCGGTGCATTCTGACACCGTGGCATCTACGAAGCGCGCTTATGGCCTGGACTGGCCAAAAACGCTGGACCCCCTGGAAATTGAAATCCGCATGGTCCGCAAGGGCGGCTACATCAAAGGGAAATCGGGAAAGGTCTATGGCGAGGGGTTGTTCTTCCACTTCCGGCGGGTCATGCAAATCATCTGGCCGGAGATCGTCTGGCACAAGTGGAACAACCTGATTGTAGAGAAGTATTGTGATGCAACCACCCGAAGCATGGCCATCCTCGGGCCTGCGTCTAGCGGCAAAACGAACTCCTGCGCGATATGCGCCATCACCGATTATTTCGTTTGGCCGGAATGCACGACGGTCGTCATCTGCTCCACCACAAAAGAGCTGCTTGAGCAAAGAATTTGGGGGGAAATTAAAAGGTTCTGGAAAACGGCTAAAAGAGCGTATAACTGGCTCCCAGGTCATCTTATTGAAGGCCGACTCCGCATCGTCACAGACTCACGAGACGACTTGGAGGAGGGGCGTGATTTCTTGAACGGTTGCCTTGGGGTGCCAATAAAAAAAGGCACCGATTACGTTGGTTTAGGAGATTTTGCTGGCATCAAAAACAAGCGCGTCCGACTATTCGGTGACGAGCTTTCCCTCCTCCCCCCGGCCTTCATCCACGCCATCGCCAACTTGGACAAAAATCCCGACCTCAAGGTCGTCGGCTTGGGTAATCCCAAAGACCCGATGGACGCCCTGGGGATGCTCGCCGAACCCGCCGCGCATCTTGGTGGGTGGGATGGGGGCATTGACCAGTCGCCGGGGACCAAGACGTGGGAGACTCGCCGCAAGGGCGGCATCTGCATCCAGTTGCCGGGGGACGATTCACCCAACCTCGATGGCAAACTCGGTTGCCCGCTGATTACGCAGGAGGCCATCGACCGGGATATGTCCTTCTACGGCACGGACTCGGTGTGGTTCTCTATGATGGACCAGGGGAGGATGCCCCGCGGGCTGGGGTCCAGGCGTGTGCTCACCCGTCAGATGTGCCAGAAGTTTGGGGCGTTGGACACCCCCAACTGGCTGGACTCCAACCGGACCAAGATCGGATTCTTGGACGCCGCCTATGGGGGAACGGGTGGCGACCGCTGCATCTTCGGAGAACTCCAGTTTGGGAGGGAGGCCGAGGTTTTGGAACTCTCCGACGTGGTGGGGGCGGTCATCAACCGCGCACCCTTGGCAGGTCGTCACCGTCAGATTTTGGCCATCATCGACACTGTGCTCGTCCCGGTCAGCACCAAGCTCTCCGACCTCCCCTGCGACCAGATCGTGAACTTCTGCCGGAGCCAGTGTGAGTCACGGGGGATCACACCCGAGAACTTCTTCTACGAGGCGGGCATGAGGTCCGCTCTCGTCCAAGCATTCGCCCGCCTCTGGTCCACGACCACCAACGCTCTGGACTGCATGGGGACTGCCTCACCCGACCGGAAGGTCTCGGTGGACATCGATATATTGGCCAAGGATTATTACGCGAACAAGATCACGGAGATGTGGTTCAGCGTCCATTACATCGTCGAGGCCGGTCAGTTCCGGAACATGACCGAGGGACCACTCTTGGAGTTCTGCCAAAGGGAATGGGGATACGTGGGCAAGAACAAGATTCAGGTGGAGACCAAGGAGGAGATGAAGAAGAAGACCGGACGCTCACCCGACGAAGCGGATTCGGTTGTGATCGGCGTCACAGGAGCCATCCAACGGGGCTTCCTCATCGAACGCCTCAAGTCCGCCCGCCAGGCCATCCGGGACGACCGATGGAAGCGCGCGCTCCGGGAGAAGGCCCAGGAAAGCTGGCGGGGCAAGGAACTCAACCACGCCGCTTGATGTCCTGCTGGAGAAGCGCCATTTCCCGAAGACATTCCAGCGTGGAGTCAATCTCCCGGTCCCGCATGGCCAAAAACGTCCGCAATAAAACCCGATCAGAAATCGTCTCCTGATTGGGTTCCAACTCCACGATCTTGGCCTTCCTCGCCTGACGATAGCGCCAGAGTGTGGCAGAATTAATCCCAATCTTGGTCGCTGCCTCCTTGTACGTCCGGCTACTCGCCAGCGCAGCCTCGTAAATGCGGGCTTTGGCGTCGGCGTACATAGTCAGTTGGTGAAGCGTCCCAGACGGTAGTAGCCAGGTCCCGGCAAAGCCAAAGCCCCGTAGGAGTTGGTTGCGCGAGCGGCGTAGATGCCCGCCACGTTCGTTGCCGTGCCCATGACGCCCTGGATCTGATAGCTCCAATTCGATTGAGCCGTGAAACCCACGTACTCACGTCCCGTTTCCGAGTACACCATGCCGTTACTGGCCGCATTCCACCACAATTCAGTCGAGAGCGGGCTGCTCTGGCCGTTGCTGTCGGTCTGGATCACTGCGAACACCCACGGGACATGGGAATTGAAATTCGTGGCGGTTGCCGCGTTGGTGGCGAACACGTTGGTTGACACCCACTGGCCGCTGGCATGACCGCTGAAAAGGGTGTAGGTCTTCCACTGATTGTCGCTGGGAGTCCACCCAAGAGTCAGGGTACTGGTATTCGTCTTCGTTGGAAGCCCAGTCGCCAGTGGTCTTACCACGGCGATCATTTGAGGGGCGATACCCGCTGGTGTGGGGGCGGCAACGAAGTTGGTTACGAGAGTGGCAGCAACGACTGGCGTATTGCTCTTTACCATCGGCGTGCCCGTGGACGTGTTCTGCTGTTGCGCGCGCGGTGAAGGCCGGGGATTAATTGCGGCTCCGGTGAGAAGCAACATCACCCCAAGGGCACCGATGTAAGAAAGTTCGCGTTTCATAATAACAAGGCGGCAGTCCCTCGTGAGAACTGCCGCCTCGA